TGGAACTTATTCCATTCATTATGGAATCTTTCATTTTTGCTACAAATGGATTTTTTTCGATCACCTTATCGATATTATCAAATCCATAAAAAACATGCAACTCAAGACCCGGAACAAATTCTTTTGCTTTTTTAAATATTGGAATAAGCTGTTCTAAACCTCTATCTGGAGAAGAGGAATATATAAGCCGTTGTGGATTTCTTCCAATCTTGTTATTTTCTTCTATCGCTTTAATGATTTGTGAGGATATTCCATTTGAGGAGAGTACTATTTTATCCTTTAAGTATGGATGTTTTGCTTCAATATAGTGTGCATGATCGGAACACAAACATATGTATTTATCGATTTTCGCGGCACGTTCTTCGGTTAGGGTGGAGTAAAAAACGTCCTGTGCAACAAAATAGATTTCTTTTCCTTTATGGTTTATATCAAAATTATCTAATGCCTCTGGACATCTATATATTATCCAATAACCATCCTCTTTAAATGTAGCATCAAGATAATTTTTCCAAACAACATTTCTGTTTATTCGTTCTTTATCTTCTTCAAACCATGGCACTGGAGCGTATGATATAACATTATGTCCACGTTGAGCTAAACGAGAGGACATTTCTATCTGACTCGTCTCACTTCCGCCTACGCCTACTAATACAGGATTTGTGTAGTCCCAAAACTCAAAGGTAAAATTCGCATAAAAATAGAAATTCTTTTTATAAAGATTTAAATCCATTTTATCACCTATCTTCTTTGACGATTTATAAGTTCTGTCGTATACGGTCTTGATATGTTAAACCGTATAGCAATTTCTTTGTGTAACAGATCTGTAGTTTTTGCTAAAATTCTTATTTCTTTTACTTGTTCATCTGTTAATTTTGCATTAAAGTTTGTTATGCCACGTTTTGGTTTAAGTTCATCTAAAAGTATCGCGCGTTGCATATTCTCAAAGCACGTAACCCAACGCAGATTACTATAATGGTTATTTTGTTTATTTCCATCTTCATGACTTACTTGATGTTTAAGGGATGGTTTTGGTGATAAAAACGCCAACGCGATTAATGTATGCACACGAACAAGTTTTTGAACATTATTACTATTAAAGGCTTTGGTTTCGAAGTATCCGTCTTCATTTACATGATACTTTATTTCAACTGGATATGCATATCTACGTTTAGAGCGTACTCGTCCCGTTTTAGTTACTTCCGTCCACGGAAAACCAGGAACTTCATACCACATACTATCTTCATCTAAAATATTTTTATCGGACATTTTAATTTTTTCTTCTTATTTTTCTTAATGCTTAAGCGTTTTATTCCAACGTCTTCTCTCTTTATATATACCAACGCATAAACCAATAAGATAACATATCAAGTATGTTATACTTATAAAGATAATAAAATACCAAAATGATATTTTAAACATTGTTTTTGTTCCTTCCACTTCATTTTTTTAAAGCAACGCGCAACAATATTTACTAACAACCTGTTCAATATATTCTATTTGTTTTTGGCTTAATCTTCCATCTGTTTCCATTTGTGTCTGTATATCACCCATTGCGTTAAATACATCTTCTGGAATTTTATCAGAGGCTTCCGCGATTTCGGCGAATAATCCAGAAAGATAAAATATTTCGTCGTTTGTTAATGGATGTTTTGTGGAGAAAATTGTAGATTTATCCGCGGAAGAAAGGTCGAAATTAAATTTTGTCATATTTTACCTTTCCAGTTTTAATTACGTTCATCCTATTTTCTAAAAAGTATAAAACCTCATCGAACGTTTCAAAATGTTTTACATTATCAAGATAATGAAATATATTTTCTTTTGGACCAACAACAAATATCTCTAAATCTAATACTAATGCAATTCCGAATTCTACATGCCTACCGCCTGTTTTGGAAGATGCTTCTGGCGGTTCTGCAAAGAATAATAAGATATTCGCTTCGCTTATATTTTCATAATCTTCTTCTGCGGCTTGCTGATAATTTTCAGCAGCAGTCGGATTATCATATACTTCGGTGATCCATTTACTTGTGATAATATAACCAAGAGATTCTAGGGTTCTAGCATGTTGTACCATTTCTAAACGTTTAGAATAACGTGCTACAAGATAGATTTTTCTCATATTGAATTTACCTTTATGTTAATTCACCAGCTCTGGCCAACAATTTACTTAATGGACACGATTTCTTGTGTATTAAAGATGTCTTAAAACTATCTTTTGATGGATTCTGTTATAATTATACGTTTTTCTGGTTTCAGCTTGGCTCTAACTTTTTTCATATTAAATTATACTCCTCAAAAATAAGGTTGACTCTACTTTTTGCATCGTTTAGAATCATTTTAGCAATCTGCTGCATTTGTGGATGTGCATTCTTTGCAGTACGCATTTTGAAAAAATATCGCCATTCTCGAAAGTTTCCTGTGATTGCGATTTCGGTTTTTAAACAACTTGGAAGAACAGAGCGTGCTATTTGAGGTTTCTCACCAATTTCTATAAAATACTTATAAGAATCTTCACACTGTATAAGTGCCTTTAAAATATTATTTGGTACATGACCATTATCAAAGGTATCATGTGTTTCATATGGTGGCATAATAAATTGAATATCACCTTTTCCATAATTACAATATCTTGTACTTTCTTGTGTATAAGAAAATAATCTATGTCTCACGATTTCGTGAGAAACACCACGATCGCATATAACTTTATATGACATAGAAGCATGTTCGATTACAGATTCGTGACCATTTTTAAGAATCATTTTTACAAAAGATTCCGCGGAAGATTCCGTAATTTTATCTTCGCTTTTGTAAGCAATACGTCCACACTTTTCTATAACTTGTAGTGGATTTGATGTCATCCAGATTAATTCAACGGAAGGTTTAACTATTTTCATGGTTTTTTATTCTTTGTAGGATAAACATCAAGACTTAATTGAATACCTTGTGTATTCAAATGCTTATTTAATATTTGAAAACTATCTACAGGATGTTTTGCTATTAAATCAGTTAAAACACTTATTTCACGTTGGTTGTTTAAAAAGTTATCGTACGCTGAAGTAGCAATAGTTTTCAGAACATGGCAGTCATCTGATATAGTTGTAAATTTTCGCATAATGTATTCTCACTCCAACGGCATACAGTATTTATGTTTTCTATGTTCAATACCTTCAACCACCGCTTTAAGAATTAATTCCCAACCAGATAATAAACAATCCTGTTCTTTCAAAACATTAAAGAAGGTTGGATCAACGTTTAAAATTTCATTACGTAAAAAGGAAACACCGTCCCGGAGTTCCTGATGTTCGGTGATTTGTTTTTTTATTTCGTTTAGATCTTCATCTGTTAAAACAACATGTGGAAAAGATGACTCATCTTTTCCACTTGGTGGTACAAACTTTTTTATCTCGTGTTTATCAAAATCTTCAGGTTTCATTAGTTTTATTTTAGGGTTTGTCATTATTATTTTTATCCTTTTCTTCATTTTCCTCGTTTTTCAAAATGCACCGTGCAATTTTTACATACACATGAATATCTTTTAATCTCCCATCGACGCCTTCAACTTTAGCTTTATGTTTATTTGATAACATATACATTACTGCGTCAAGCTGCTTTAACATATATATTATACATATGCCGATTGGCTTATCCGCGGGAAAGCCAGGATATAATTTTATTATAGAAGAAACACGCTCGAAATTTCCCTCAGTCCGTCCACCGGCAGCATAGTCGTGATTTTTATCATTATAAAGTTTAAGTTCATCTAAAGTTAAAGAAAGGAAATTTGGGTTTCCGTGAATGTAATGATTTTTTAGTATTTGCTCTACAGGAAAATCATCTAGTAACTCGTTGTTGTTAGGAAAAGTATGTGTTTTTGATATATTACAATCATTAGGATCTGCGTGTTTATACGAATAATTATTCTCACCAGAAGACGCAACACGCATAACTGGTTGTGATGGGCATATATTCTGTTTGCAGATAACGCATATAGTATCTTTAGTAAGATACGGTGGTCCAGGACAAATTTTCGGTTTTAAGCAACTCTTACAAATAGCAGGACTCATTTTTATAGTTTCTCCTTCTTATTGTATAAGCATATTTTTTTCACCGTTAAAAACATTTTGATCATTCTGTACTTTAAAGTTTGCTTCATCTTCTAATTTCTGTTTAAGTTTGATAAGCTCTTCTTCTCTCGATTTTATCTCTTTATCATAAATACTAGAAAGAACGTAAATTATCTTCTCATCTTTTCGTATCTGTTTTACTACTTTTGATTCCAGCAGCATCATCATGATATCATCAAACTCTTTTATATTTCTTACAAGATGACGAAATTTTGTAAAAACCTCATCTCTATATAATGCGCCTTTATTTTCTTTTATTGCTTCTAGCATATGCTGAGAAATACGCGCTTCATTCGTTGCATTTATATAAACAAACGCTTGTGGCATCACTTCTTCAATTTCTTCAAGAAACTTTAATGCTGTATCTATATGGGATCGGTTTATTACCATATCATCAGAATAATTTACACTGACGATCATAGCCAATTTCAACACATAAACAAGTTTTCGTTCAAGATAACCCGCCATTCTTCCTGTGAAATCACCATTATAATTACGATAAAGTTCTATGAAATAAGAATGCGCGTCTTTTTCTACAGTAAAAGCGCCACGGAGTTGTGAGATTTTTTGTAAATCTCTTAACAACGTTAATTCGATAGATTTTATATCCTTCGGTACATCCATCCACGCAGAAGCGTCGGATTTTCTAGTTTTATTACTATATATAAATAAAATACGTCCCATAAAGCCACCACCGAACGCATCTTCTTTCATTCCATGCGCTAACCATTCAGGATTAGAACAGCCTAACATGTTTACGCATATGTTTGTTAATGTGAGTGGTTTTTTATTTTTTATTAAAAGTTCTTTTGTATTATCTTCATAGATGTTTTTACAATCCCATAAGCTAGTTAATTTTTTAGTGAGACCCGCGTTATAAGATTGATCGCCAAGTAAATCAGCAAGCTCTGTCGCATACATGTATGCCGTACAATCTTGATATATCTTTGTTCCTTCCGTCGTAACGGGAGATAAAGATAAAAATTGTACTAAACCTTTTGGTGTACTCTCGTCTCGTAATATTCTTACACCATCAACTTTTGACGAGAATGTATCTATTCCGATATCCGCGGATGAGGATTTTTTACTTTTTCCGGTTGGTGAAACAAGCACGATATATAAATTTGGAAAAAGCTTACTGTATCCTCGTTGGATATAGGTGTGTCTATTCAACGCCGCGGCTATGGTGGATATACCAACCCATAAGTGGAATATTGTTGGCGATTCTTGATATTGTGTGAATGTAATATAATTCTTTAACCATCCATCGGTGTGAATACGAGATTCGATTTGCTTTGTTTCTTTCTTCTCTATTTTATTACTATTTCCATTATCGTTAATATTAATATTAATACTTTTTTCGTTTTCCACGGTTTCCACAGTTTTCACGGTAACATAACACCAAGAATATAACGATTAATGTATAACGTGTATCTTTATTAGCGAATCCGATTACGTAAAATATCGAATATTATTTTAAAGTTCGTTGCATCAAAAGTAACTTTTTATTCACATCTATGGTATAATATTCATTATCATCTTCATTCGGCTTAGGTAAACCATAAAAATCACACGCGAGAGTTTTTATACAACACATACCCTCTTCGTGTGATTTCTTTAGATTTTTTATTACATAACGCGCTTGCTTATCGCGTACTGTGATATTTGTGTCTTTTATCATTTTATCATTCTTGGCGTTCGTACTTGATTTCATTATTGCATATTTTAATCTACCGTTTGGGAGAAGAGAAAAATCGCCTTTGCATTTAAAGAATATGAGCAGGCAATCAGAATGACAAGAGATGTCTTCTTTAATGCCTTGAATGTATAGAGTACAAATATCAGCAGGATTTTTAATATAAAGATCACAAATATCACAATGCATATTTTTATCCTTTTACCCTTTTCACTACTTTAACATAAGCATCAGTATAGTATGATATACAACTATAGCCACAACATTTTTCACCTATAAGCTCGTAATAATTTTCCTGCAGCATTAATTGATACAGACCAGCACCTGTTAAAGATCTATTTTCCAATCCACAACTACAACACATTATTTTTCCGGTTACAACATAAGTAGAATTAAGAATGCTTGGATGTTTGTGTTGTAAATGTGATACATGACCCACTTGTATAAAATAATGTTTGTGGAATTTTTTCTTTAAACGTCTAAAATAACCAAATATTTTATTTACCATTTTAGTGCCTTGTAGATTTCTGGTGAAGCGTCCTTTAACATTTCAAACGTAACAATATCACCTTCTCGACGGAAGGCTTTTTTAAAGGGTTCCATACCATATGGTGCACTCCAATCTGGTTGCCATCGGAATTCAAACATTGTATGTTGAACTTGACGTAAGTAATCTATACTATTATAACAAGCATATATAAGAAATATTGGTGTACGTAATATTAAAATTCTGTGCAGGAGGCTAAGATAAAAATACCATTTAACTCGTTTATGTTTATTTATGTACAAGAATGGTTTTCCGTATTTTAACATACTTATAACCTCTAATGTATACTACTTAAAATCTATAACTGTTGTATCCCCCCAATTATCTCCAAACGCTATCTCAAAAGGTATTATAAGTGGTGGTATATCTCTTAGTTGTGGACAGATATCCATTGGTATTTTACTGATTTTATTTACCAAAGCGCAATCTTTTTCAGCATCATTTTCTTTAGATAACCATATAATTTCATCGTGTACTTGGTGTATTATTTCAATTCCAGCGTCTTTTGCTTTTTGCCATATCGTATTTATTAGATATGCGGTCGTGCTTTGTGCGTACCAACTATAAGCTTCACGAAAGAGATCATCACCTATACGTTCATGGAAACGCATTCTCGCGCCGAATATATTAAACAAAGTAAGATCTTTTGAAACTTGTTCTCGTATTTCTTTATGGTAAATTCTTTGTAAATCCGGTTCGATAGCGTGAAATCTATCAATAAAGAATTGCGCCTTCTTCTCTGTAATTAATGGCATACCAACTTTACTAGCGTCTTTATTAAAAGTTTTAGCGAACCTTGATGCATGCATATCATAATTTACACCATATCTAATCCGTTTAGCACAATAACGTTGTATTTTTGTAACAGCATTTACAGATATTTCATTTACAGCCGCTGCGGTTTCTTTATGTATATCACGTGATGGATCTAAAAATAATTCTATTGAACGTAACATACGTCCTTTCCATGCAACTATTCTAGCCTCAGCTTGACTCAAATCGGCTTTACATAATTTATAACCAGTAGGTGCAGAAATGATTGATCGTAAATCTTTATTTATATTTTGAAGATTCCCGCCAGTTTGAAAAGGAACACCTGATGAGGTTAAACGATGAGTTTTTGTGAAGCCAAAAGATGATCTTATATGATTATCGGAATCCAATCTAGCGTCAATAAAGTTAGACTTGAGTGTACGTAAATGCCTTTGGTGCAAAATTGTTGGAAAAATTGCACTTTCACTTTTTGTACTTAGTTTAAGAAGAGCATCTTCATTTGTTGTGACGTTTCCTTCTCTGTCATACTGTAAAGGAAGTTTCATCGTCTCGTAAAGTAACTTTTTCATTTGTGGATTAGATCTTACATTAACATATTCTCCTGTCAGATTTACAAGTTCACACTGCGATTTAATTATATTCCTTGTGTATTCTATATCAAGTTCTTCACGCCTTTTTACATCAATCGGTAATCCTCTTACAGATATATCCATCCGCGGCTCTGCGAAGTTTCTAAAATTCTCTATATATTTTTCCCACAAATTTTCATCTTTAAGATCTTGCTCCATTTGTGGAGCTATCTCCGAAACTACACATACATCCTTACAACCATATATAAAGAATTCGTCTTCGTTCTCTTTTGTACCCCAACCTTTTCCTTCTGCTTTATAATATGGTTCTCGTGTATAGATGGAGGTGAAGAAACCCAAATCCGCGGGAAGTTCAGGTTCAATACAACGCATTGCTTCAAGTAAATCTATATGAACATTTGAAAGGATTTTTTGATACGGAATACCATTAAAATGTAACATGAATGTATCAAAAACACTAAAGTTTTGTCCGATAAGTTTTTTCGACGTTAATATTTGATACACTAGTTTCCATAAGAATGCTTCTTGCTTTACACTCCACCATGAGGTGCTGTTTTTATGTTGTAAAGGTAAACAGAATCCTTCATTTTTATCGTCAGAAAATTGTATTGTGACAATACGATTCGGACGAATGTTCATAAGTGTTTCTATATCTACACTTATCATGTGTGGAGAATTTATGTATTTATTTAAATACATTACAGCAGTGTCGAAAGCGGGTCGGATTATGTATTTACGTGACGGTAAGATTATTGAGGAAGTTTTAGATTCTTCTTTTATACGAAGAAAATCTAATTTTGTGTAAACAAGCTCAGACCAATTTCTTAAAATAGAAGCAGGATGCAATGCAGGAACGCATTTTTTATTTTCTATTATTTTCGATTTAAGTATCGAACCGCGGTAGTTTGTTATTCCCTTTAAACCACATATTGCATTAAGCGCAATTTCTCCTAAAGGTACAATAAGATTCGCTTCTTTTGAAACTAAATCTAATTCTGCCTTCAAGATTTGAAGATACGTTTTGTATGCAGACGGATTTTGTTTTATCCATTTTGCATCTTTGTTATCTGGGATTTTCTCTTTGATAACATTTGTAAAGTAACACTCATTTTGATTAATGTGTGATTTTGCGATTAGTTTGTTATCAAGAAGTTTTCCAGAATATCCAACGAAGGTGTGTTTTTCTGGATGAACAAATTCCATCTTGCCCGGAGCTTGTCCCACGAAAATTATATTTGGAGTTATTGAATTCCCGCGGCGATACGGTAAGAGTTTTAAACTTTCTTGTGTGAAAGCAAAGTCTTCGGTTTTTGGTGTATTTTCAATAGTGTTTTGTGGAATTATATTAGAAGTAGACATTAACGTAACCTAAACGTGATAAAATAATTTTAGTTATAAGCTATCATTATTTTACTTATAACTATGTGATTGGTATAGTATAACACAGATCGTCGTTTTCTACATTATACTAAATAATATATTTTGCAGGTAAATTGTTATATTATCATAATGACCAATATCGTTTTCTCTTTTTTCTCCTTTTTTCTCTTTTTAACCATTATAAGCTATCATCATCTTACTTATAATAGCACATCATAGCAAGGCGTAATATATTAAATAATATGTCTCTTGGCGTATTATAAAACATAATATATTAGATAATACATCTCTTGGCGTATTAACATGATGACCGATATCTTTTACAACATAGTATAAAAATTATGCAGTCTTCTCTCTCATCTGTGCCGGTGGACAATTACTCTGTTCGAAGTAATTTCTGATAGCATTTTTCGGGTTTGGAAATTCTGTATTTCCAGGTTGAAATACAATTTCTGCGCCAAAAGTACAACCATAAATATCCTGCGTATCAAAACCTACAACACCGGCTTGTAATTTACCACAAGCTTTCCATAACGGTTGAAGAAATGAAAGCGATTGCATTGGATTATCTTTTGAAATATAATAATGCATATATAACGTTTCCACTTTTTCATTATCTACCATACATGGATCAGGTTGAAGAATCTTGAATTCAAATTGAATGTCGTTATTTCCTTTATCGTTCACTTTCTCTTTTGATGATATTACTTGAAGAAGATAAATACCATCAGGAACCGCTTTCAAAACTGGAGCTGCTGAAAGATCAAACTCGTAACGCATTTAGTTTATTCTCCTTTAAATTGTTTTGTTTGTCTTTTTAATTTTGTCATTGTTGTTACATTATAGAATATTAAGCTTATCGTAATTCAACGCTTTATCTTTTGCGTATTGTCTTGCTTGTTCCTCCTTAAGATAACCATAATGTTTACCTACCCGTAATACGTATTCCTCAAACGATAATTCAGAGGGCATTCCAGGTGTTTGTGTTTTTAAATCAACAATATTTTCTTTTGTAGTTTGTATCCTCCTTTGTGCTTGGTTTCCAGTACCAACAACTTTTGTTAGTATGGTTTCGTTAAAATATAACATAATCGTGCTACCGCCGATTGCATTACCTTTTACTTTTGGCATGATTTTCGGTGGAGAATTATCCTCAAAGACCATGTATTCGGTGTGCACTGTTAATATTGCACCCATTTTATCACATATCTTAATATACTCGATAAAGAAATCATTACTTATAACACGCTCAAAAGCACCGTAATCTGCTTTGTCGGTCATGTTAACATTACGATATTTTATACGATTCTTGATAACACGATTTCCCATTTGTATTATTATATCGTTAAAAATTGCATTTTGTATCGTGGTGAAAGAATCGCCGGCGATAAAGGAATAATTTTCTTTATTTCCTTCAGCATAAATTTTTTCTGTATCATCACAAAATCTCTTCCACGCTGTTGGGGAATTTGGATCTTTATCGACGTATAATTCTACTGTTACATCGAATCCTTTTCCTTTTAATGTTGGATAACCCTTATCGAAATCCCCCATGAAAATCCCAGACGTGTTTCCATAATTCTTGGTCATCTCGTGTAACATCCCTATAAGATGAGTTTTTCCAGAACCCGGATCACCAAGAATTAAAATACGTGGAAACATCATTTCCGCTTCTGTTGCTTTAAAAGGCATTTTTATTTTTTCCTTTTTTTATCTGTTTTTTATAAGCGTTATTATAACAAAAGCTCCTGCAATTATAACTATACTAGATACAAATGCTTCGGGCCATGTCATATTTTTATACTTTCTACGTTTTATGATAAATATATAATACACCAAGTACCACAGCGGCAAAGATAGCTATTGCGAAATATATCATAATTTCACACTTTTTCATCCTTCTTAAGGTTTTTAACATCTTGTAAAATAAGAAAGTTTGATAACGCTTTCAAATCTTCGGCAGACATATCCTGTATTATAGTATATTTATATTTCAAAGTATCCATTGTAAATTCAGACCCTTTTTTCGCAGGTAAGATTTTCTTCAGGAATTCCAAGTTTAAAGAAAATCTTATTGTTTGCTTTTTTGGTGGATGTTGGAGTTCTTTCATTTTGTTTTATTTTTCTCCTTGTGACTTTTTATTTTCGTTTAATTTTATTTCGTTAATTACATTAACCATATCTTCTGTTGAAATTGTAAAAAACGTTATATCTTCATCTAATTTTATATCGTTTTTAGCTAACAAAAATAAACGCTCAAGCATTTTTCTATGAAAAAGTGCGTTATTTTTGCTAACATGTTTAATCATATAATTTAAAAAATCGTCGTCTGACATTACAATACATGAAGCGACATGCGCCATAATTTGTGCATGATATAAGTCAACATTAGAACTGGTAGTATACTCTTTATAAACGCTAGTATCCTCAGGCATAATCTCTAACCCGCTTTTTTCTCATTAATAAACTTATCCGTTTCTTTAACTTCGATTTTATCAACAGCACTTAAATTCTCTTTTAAATCTATTTCTACAACCTTTTTAGTGTCTGAATCCTCAAATAATTCAAAAGGTGACCATTTCACTATATCAAAAGAACCCTCAACCAACAATTGTAGCATAAGATCATTCTTACACATGCATAATCGACGGTATTCGCATTCTCTGTATTTTCCCATACAACTATTTGTTTGC